CCTACTCTTACTGCTCACGCAGGAAAAGGTACAGTACCTAAAATTATTAATAAATGTATCCAAGTAGGTGAAGCAGACTTAAAAGGACACGACATAATCAAAAGAGTTTATAGTCCTAAAGGCAAAGCACCAACACTTACAACAATGGGCGGTGGTCATAGAGAACCTAAAGTAATTGTTGATGAATTAACTTGGAGAAAATTAACACCTCTTGAATGTGAGAGATTACAAACAGTACCCGATGGATACACAGAGGGAGTATCGAATACTCAGAGATATAAAATGTTAGGCAATGGGTGGACAGTAGATGTGGTCGCTCATATCTTAAAAGGTATAAAACATAAAGAAGAAAGCGAAAAGATTACTTGGTCTTACAACGCAGACGGAGTAGCTTTATGACTAAAAAAGAATTAGAAGAAATAAAAAATTTAGTAGACGATTTAGGTTGGGATTATCAAAGTTTAACAATGGGCGGTAGAGAGGTATATAAAAAACTATGTCTTAAACTTGGTTGGAAGTTTGAGTGGGATGATGAGGAAGATTAATTATGAGAAGAGAGTTTACCAAAAGGATACGGAAGAATACAATGCACTTCCTGTTCGTTGACATTGTTGAGGTAAACATACTAGCAGTTGGTAGTCTGCTATATAGTCGGATACATTGGTAATTCAAGTTAAGGTTATACAATCAAAACTACCCAGAATTTTTAACAACACTAAGGAGTAACAAATGAAACTTAAAAAACTATTAGAGATAAACCAAATGTGTGAAGAAAGAAAAGCACCTTGGGATGTTCAAGAATCTTACACTTACAATTCTAAAACATCAGGGAAAACAGACATACTTAATATGGATATTATTCATTTTGTTAGAGCATTTAAATTATTAAATAAACAATATAATCCAAAAGTTGAAGGCAGTTTACATTGGATTTCAGATAGATTAACTGGGTTAGCTAGTGAACTAAAGGAGTACACAGATGAGTAAACTAAAAGAATTTAAATTAGAAAGAAGAACTGTCACAATAGAGGAATGTTTTGTAGAAGCAGAGAACTGGGAAGACGCTGAAGAAATGGGTTATATGGAAGAACAAGATTGGGAGTTTTCTCACGATGAAGCAGAGATTTATTCAGAAGAATTAGATAATGTTGTGAATTTAAATGCAGAAAGAAATAGGAGGATAGAAAATGACAAAGCGTAAATTACCTTTTGACTGTAGAGTATTAGATACAAAACCTGTTGAAGTAGCCAATAGATTTACTGGTGAAAAAGTTACCATACCTGCTGATGCTGTTGCAGTTTACGATACTATTATGGGTGCTGAAAGATTTAATGACTACGATACAATGCGCAAAGGTTTAGATTGGTTTATTACAAATGAGCCAGATGCATATATGATATTACTTGATTGAACGGAGGTGCTTGTGTTTGGAATAACTGAAAAACAAATTGAAAAAACAATTTCAAAAGAATTAAGAAAACTTGGGATACCAATAGAATATTCTAAAATATCTGCGATGGATGAAGAAGGGCTTGTTTTAAATATTCAATTTGATGAGGTAAGTGATGAAGAAACCTAATCCAGTTAAAAAAAATATGGACAAGTTTCATAAACCTAAAACACACAGAGATAAAACTAAGTATACTAGAAAAGGAAAGGTAACTGATGATGCAAATTGAAGATATGAAAGAAGCCATAGTTGAAAACGAAATGGAATATGTTAGAGAAATAACTTTTAAAAATAAATGGGACGAACTATTTGATTATGTTTATGCTCATTCTTATAGAAGTTTTAAAAACATAGACGATAAAGATGTTATAGAACTTTATACTAATATATATGGAGATATAGATGAATGAAATAGAAAAGATAGACTACATCTATGGAGCAATTAAAGGAACGCTATGGGCTATTGAGAACGATGTAAACGAAATGCCAGTAGCAGAACTTGAGAACTCTATAGAATTACTTAAAGACTTGAGAGAACCTCTATTCCAGGAATTAAAAAGAGATATCGAAGGTTGGGATAGTATGGCCGAAGCTGTAAAAAAACGAAATTAATTTTAACTACAAGAGGAAACGATAATGAAAAAGAAAAGAACCAATAGATATGTAATGACTGTTCATAAAGGAGATACGTTACAGGAATATAAACTTGAAGGAGTTAGGAACGCTGTTAAGTTTATTAATAAATATCTTAGCAAAAAACTTTATGTAAAATTACACGGAAGATTTGGAGAAAAGAATCCTCATCTACACAAGTACACAAGCTCTAATGGACATATAAACTGGCGCGAATGTAGACTCGAAGATGCAGTTAGATATGATGTATATATTTATGAGAGATAAAGACAATCTAATAAAAGCTTTACCTTTATGTATTTGGTTAGTCTTAGTTTTAGGAATTGTAATATGGGGGATTTGACATCCCTCTATTACTTCTTTAAAATCCCTATAGAGATCTGGAGAATATAATTGAACGCAAAGAAAATTAAAGCATTAAGAAAGAGAATAAAGCCATTACAAGTAGAATGGCTAAAGACTCTGTTGAACGAAGAAGAGGCAGCACAGGTCTCTATAGATAACATAGATCAATTAGCACCTACCCAGGATTATTATATGGCTAATCGAACTATGTATTTATCTTTTATGACTCCCAAATGGATTATGAAATACTTAAAAAAGTATCCTCATATAACTTCTTTTGCTGAACTAAGTCAGCACTATGAAGATTGGAGAGTAAAAAATAAAGGGAAGTTAAACTGGAACATTTAACAAAGGAGGTAGTATGAGAAATCATTTTTTGTCAGTAGTAGTAACACTTATAATTGTAGGGTTTGGAGCAAATCTTTTTACCAATCACATTCTTAGTAGACTTGATAGTAACGAAACAGCTATCCGTTATTCTAATGCAATGTTGAACGATATAGAAAAGTCCTTACAGGAAATCAAAGCTAGAACAGCGCAAGCAATCTCAAGTAATGAACTACGGAACGCTTATATATCAATAGAAGATAACAAAAGATTTATTGAGTATGAAGTTAAGATGTCTAAGAAAAGTGTTCAGGCATTTGTTACTCAATTAAATATTGATATGGAAAGATTGAACGAGATAGTAAACCAAGGACAAACAAACGATCAATCTTTACAGGAGCAAATAAGTTATGTCTTACAAGAACTACAAATAATTCAAGACTCTTTAGTAAAAGATGTTATCGAAGAGCCTGTACTTGTACCTGAATCATTAGAAGATATTAGAGGTAACTCAACTACTATAGAATCCTACAGAGAAGAGAGCTGTGCTTTTGAATTAAAGTCAGGCTCACAAAATAAAACTAAAGTTATACAGAAAGCAGTAGATAAAACTAGACGCAGAGGTGCATACAATCTTCTTGTTTTATTTAATGTAAACAAAGAAGGAACAGCAGAAGTCTTTAATGTCAATTCAAATAATGCTCCAATTAGATTAGAAAATGCTGTACATTCTTATGTATCTAAGTTAAAATTTGTACCTAAAGATGTATTACAAACTGATTGTGAAATGTCTTTCAATTTAAATGTAACATAAACGAGGTAAAAAAAAATGGCAGATAATAATTTTAATCCTGCAAGTGGTGTTGGCGAAGTTACAGGTCGCGCCTATTACGCAAGTGTAACAACACCTAATACTACTTTTGATCACAAGTGGGAAGTTAATCTTGTATTAGATGATGAAACTCTAGATGACTTTGAACAGCGTGGACATCCTGTAAAAGAAAAAGATTACGGAAGATTTGTAAACTTTAAAAGAAACGTAGATAAGAAAGGTGGAGGGCAGAATGCACGACCTGTACTTATTAACGAGGAACGTCAACGTGTAGATACACTACCTAAAATTGGTAATGGATCTCTTGTCAAAGTACAATACGGTGAATACTCTTGGGAGTATAGTGGTAAGTCTGGTAAAGGAAGAGACTTAAAAGCTATACAGCTATTAGAACTTAAAGAATACGTTGAGCCAGATGGATCTGGTATGTATGATGAAGGTGATTTCTAATGACAGAAGAAACAAAACCTTATGTCACTATTGATGATGTGCAGATATTCGTAGAGGATTTACCAGAAGAAGCACAAGGAGTTTTTGGCAGAGTACAAAGACTAAATCAAAAGAAAGTAAACTTAACTCTTGATATCGAAGAAGTCCAAGCAGGTTTAAACTTTTTCACTAACAAAATTATTGAGTTAGTAAATAATGATGCACCTGCTACACAAAAAAACAAGGAGGAAGCTAACGAAGAATAAGTGAAACCTAACAAATAAATCGTTAATACTAGACACCTCATAGCTGTACTCCTTAGACTCTTGTTGTTATGGGGTGTCTAGACTTTCTTAAAATATTGGGGAACAAGAATGAATACAAGATCAGAAAGCAAATTTATAAAACACATACCCTGCGACTCTTGCGGTAGTAAAGATAATAACAGTTTATATGACGATGGACACACCTATTGTTTTGGGTGTAACAAAAGGACTCCTCCTAAATTATTTGGAAATCCTGTACCTCCGGTAAGCACCTTACCTACAGATAGAAATTCTTTTTTACATTCGTATAAAGGATCTTACAACGCTCTCGAAGATAGAAAGATTAGTCTCAAAACAGCTAAAGCTTTTGGAGTTTTATCTAGCCCTAACAAACACGTTTACCCTTACTATAATAACAACGAAGTATCTGCTACTAAAACAAGAGAAGTAGATACAAAGAAGTTTTATTCTGGTGGTAACTTTGAAGGCACAGGATTATTTGGAGAACAACTTTATCGAAACACAGGCGGTAAGTACTTAACTATTACCGAAGGTGAGTGTGATGCTATGGCCGTACATCAAATGTTTGGCGGTAAGTGGGCAGTAGTATCTCTTAAAAGAGGATGCGCCTCTGCTGTAAAAGATATTAGAGAAAGCATAGAGTTTGTAGAAGCTTATGAGAATGTAGTACTTGCATTTGATAATGATGATGCAGGACAAAAAGCAGCAAGACAAGTAGCCCGAATACTAAAGCCAAACAAAACTAAGATTATGTCTTTTCCTACAGGATTTAAAGATGCTAATGATATGCTCAAGCAAGGTAAGTTTGAAGAGTTTACCAAAGCCTGGTGGGAATCTAAAACATATACACCATCAGGTATTCTAGAGCTGTCAAGCAAAAAGAACGATTGGTTACAGCGTGAAGACAAAGAGAGTATTCCTTATCCGTGGGAAGGTTTAAATAAAAAACTATATGGTATGCGCAAAGGAGAGTTAGTTACTCTTACTGGCGGTACTGGTTTAGGTAAATCAAGTGTGACTAGAGAACTAGAACATTGGCTTATTAAAAACACTACAGATAACGTAGGCATTGTGGCTCTAGAAGAGAACTGGCTTAGAACTGCAGACGGAATAGTATCTATTGAAGCTAACGATAGAATCTATTTATCTGAGAAAAGAGCTAAGTATTCTAATGAAGAACTAGAACAAATGTTTGACAATGTAATAGAAGATGGTAGAGTATTTATACACGCACATCTTGGAGCAACAAACATAGATGAAATATTTTCTAAGCTACGCTACATAATAGTTGGATGTCAATGTGAATGGGTAGTAGTTGATCACTTACATATGTTAGTAAATGTAATGACAGAAGGAGATGAGAGGCGAGGAATTGATAGCTTAATGAATCGTCTTAGATCTTTAGTAGAAGAAACAGGAGTAGGTATGATACTTGTTTCACATCTTAGAAGAGCGGCAGGTGAAAAAGGACACGAACAAGGTATCGAAGTTTCTCTCTCTCACTTAAAAGGATCGCAAGGAATATCACAACTTTCTGATTGTGTTATAGCATTAGAAAGAAATCAACAGGCAGATGATCCAGAAGAAGCAAACACAACAAGGGTAAGAGTTTTAAAGTCTAGATACACAGGGGATACTGGACTTGCTTGTAGCCTACAATATAATTCAGACACAGGAAGACTATATGAAACAGAATCTGATTTCTCTCCCCAACAAGATAGCACATCACCGTTTTAAAAAGGTAATCTTTGATATAGAAACAGAAGGTCTCGAAGGCAACACTATTCATTGTATTGTTGCTAAAGTTATCGGAGGGGAAACTTATTTGTTTCCTCCTGATAAACTTCAAGAAGGAGCAGACTTAATTGAAAGCGCAGATGTCCTTATTGGACACAACATCATAGGCTTTGATATCCCTGTTCTTAAAAAACATTTTGATCTTACCCTTACCAATCACATTGAAGACACACTCGTTGTTTCTCGCTTAGTTAATCCTGTTCTTACTGGTGGCCACAGTTTAGAAAACTGGGGATACATTCTTTATCCTAATGAAGCTGATAAAAGAAAAGCACAACAACCTGACAGTTGGGAAAACTATACTGAAGAAATGGGTAAGTACTGTATACAGGATGTAGAGTTAAATGCAGATGTCTATTATAAACTTCTTGAACAAGTAGAAAACTTCAGTCAAGAGTCTGTTGATCTTGAACATTCTGTTGCTAAGATAATGAAAGAGCAAGAGATTAATGGGTTTATGTTAGATGAACAAAAAGCTACTATGCTTGCTGCTAAACTTAATTCTAAAATGGCAGAGATAGAAAAGAAAGTACACGAAACATTTAAACCTAAATGGGTAGATGACAAGATAGTTACTCCTAAGATAAGAAAAGATGGAACACTTTCTAAAGTAGGATTAACTAATGAAGAAATGCGTAAGTGTTTAAGAGCTAATAACTTTAAACCTTTTATGAGGCAGAAGTGGGTAACATTTAATCTTGCTAGTAGAAAACAAATTGGTGAATACCTTATAGACTTTGGATGGAAACCAAAAAAGTTTACACCTACTGGGCAACCTATTGTAGATGAAACTACACTAGAAAAAGTTAAAGACATACCAGAAGCTACTTTGATTGCAGAGTTTATGATGCTACAAAAAAGAGTAGCACAAGTATCCTCTTGGTTAGAGTTATCTGAAGAGGGAAGAGTACACGGTTTCGTTATACCTAACGGAGCTATTACAGGAAGAATGACACATCGAAGTCCAAACGTAGCTCAGACACCAAGTTCTACTAAACCTTATGGTAAAGAATGCAGAGAATGTTGGACAGTACCAGAGGGATATAAGCTAGTAGGAATAGACGCATCTGGTCTTGAGCTTAGAGTACTAGCACACTATATGAAAAACGAGGAATACATAAATGAAATTGTCAACGGAGATATACACACAACAAATCAAAACCTTGCTGGACTTGGATCACGAAGTCAGGCAAAAACTTTCATCTACGCACTCATCTACGGAGCAGGAGATGCTAAAATTGGAAGCGTGGTTGGAGGAAACTCTAAAGCAGGTGCAGCACTTAGATCTAGTTTTATCCGCAATCTACCCTCGCTTGGAAATCTTACAACTTCTGTTGAAAGAGCGGCACAAACAAGAAAGTACCTTAAAGCACTAGACGGTAGGGTAATACATATAAGAAAAGTTTACTCATCTTTAAATACTTTATTGCAAGGAGGAGGTGCAATCATTATGAAGACTGCACTTGTCTTGTTATATAATCAAATAAAAGAATTAAAGTTAAACGCTAAGTTTGTAGCTAACGTACACGATGAATGGCAGATAGAAGTAATAGAAGACCAGGCAGAGACAGTAGGAAAGCTAGGAGTTAAAGCTATAAGAGATACACAGAATGTTTTAAATCTTAATTGTCCTTTGGACGGTGAATATAAAATAGGGAAGGATTGGAGTGAAACACACTAATCAATTACATCTTTTTGAAGAAGAAAAAAAAGAAGAAGAAGATAGTGATGGACACGTTTGTATTAAATGTAACTCTTATAAAGAGACTTCTGAGTTTCCTTTTAGAGAAACTGTAGGAACTTCAAGAAGATCTATATGTAGAGATTGCACAGCTATTCATACTAAAGTAGTAAAAGAATTAAAACAACAGTATCCTAAACCTCTTGATCCTAACTATTCTTGTCCTTGTTGTGATAAGATAGAAGAAGAATTAAAAGAATACGGTAGATGGCAAGACAAATCTGTTTG